TAAAGCCAATGTCTTGAACACCCTTTTGGAAAGCGATGGCACCCTGCCTGTCAGCAGCAAAGGCTTTGGCGGCATCACCAATTTTCTTATTGAGGTCTTCAACCGCGGCGCCCGTGTCTTTGACGGATTCAGCCTTCTTGAGTTCTGCGATCTCCCACTCTTCAGCGTTTTGGCGTACCCGGTCAATCTCAGCCTTAACGCGATCATCAAGCTCTTTTTTCGCCTTGTCGCCTGCGTTCTTGCCGTCATAGGTTTCAGTGGGGGCCACCGTGGGGGATTGGGTAGTGGATTTCTTTTTCTGCTCATTGCGCTTGGTGATTTCGTCAATCTTGAGCAGTTCACGGCCCTTGTCAGCAAGTCCAGCAGCGCCCTTGTAGACCGAATCAAAGGCACCATTCCAGGCCTCTCCCACCAAATTGCCCATGCGAGAGACGGCGGTGCCAATCGTTTCCAGGCCTGCCTTGATGCGTTCCGCCCCTGCGTTGGGGTTGGTGGGGTTGGTGATGTTGTCGATAAACCCTGCCCACACTTCGGACAGACCGCGCACAGACATCTGGAACAACTTGCCAAACTTGGAGAAGAACTGGCCAAAGTTCTTCATAATGAAGGATGCGCCTGAATTACCCATGTCTATGATGGTCTTCCACACGCCTGACCAATTGCCTGCCATGGCGTCAGAGATCAGCCTGAAGACAATATCTATTGAGCCAAACAGACCACGTAATACCTGATCAATAATAGCGACCACGGCAAAGGTGGTGTCTTGAATGGTGATCCAAGTAGCGTTCCAAAGGGTTTGCCAATCGACCATACCAAGGCCTGCATCACTGAGGGCCTGACCAATGGCATCCATGGCATTTTTAAAGATGTCCTGAAACCCACCGAGATTATACTCCCATGCCACATACAGGGCAGCGGGCAGCGCAATCAGTGGGGCAGCGGCGGTCAGGAATCCTGTGATGGCTGTGCCAAAGCCTGCGCCAGCAGTGACAGCAGCACCCGGCAAAGCCTTGAAGCCAGCGCTCACGCCGGTCAATGCTGTGCTGATACCTGTCACCCCACCAGCGACAGCAGGGGCTCCTGTGGTGAAAGCGACAAGCGCATTGCCCAATGTGCCCAGGGCGATGATCGAGGTATTTGCAGCGAGGGCGATCCCACCGATGGCCGTGGCGATCAGGCCAATACCTGCGACAAACAGAGTGCCATTGGCGATCAGGAATTGCAGGGGCTTAGGCAGGCTTACGAACGCATCAGCAGCGCCTTTGATAAACTTGGTCAGGGCTTCCAGGGCAGGGGCCATGTTTTCGATAAACACCTGTTGGGCGACCTGTACAGAAGCCTTCATTTGATTGAAAGAATAGAGCAAGCCCTTTTGCATGTCTTTAGCAACACGGTCTTGCACACCGCTCCAGTTGAGCATGGTGGCTTCGGTCTTACGGATCTCATCCTGCGTTTTGGCCATGAGTGCCAGCAGGGGATTGACGGCAACCTCTCCGAACTGGTCTTTGAGGAAAGCTGCTTGATCTGCTTTGCCCATCTTGCCAAGGCCCTTTTGAAGCTCGATCACGATGTCGGTCAGCTTGCGCACGTTGCCTTGAGCGTCCACGGCATCGACACCCACGCCTGTGAGCGCTTTTCTGACAGCAGGGTCTGTGAGTCTCAGCAGGGCATTTTGGAGGCCGTTGCCTGCCTGTGAGGCTTTGATACCACTATTGCCCAGCATGACCAGCAGTGCGTTAATTGTTTCAAGGGGTTGACCTGTCTGCTTGGCTGTTGAGCCCACATATTTGTATGATTCAGCGAGGTCTGAGATGCCGATCTTTGATTCGTTTGCGGCCAATACAAGGCCATTGGAGACGCGATCAAACTCATCAGCAGAGAGGCCAAACTGTGAGCGCACAGAGTCCACTGTCATGCCCATTGCCATCAAGTCCTCTTGGGTTGCCACAGATGCCACGGTGACGGTCTTCATGGCTTTGGCGACTTCATCAGCACTCAGGCCCGCTTTGGCAAACTCGACGCCCAATGCAGCAACCTCAGTGGAGGTCTTACCAAACTCAGACATGTCACGGGCAAGCTGTTTGAATTGGCCCATCTCTTCAGCGGTGGCCTTGGAGATCGCTTTGAAGGCCACCAACTTGCCCTCGAACTGGCTGAACTCCTGCCCAGCGCTGGCAATACCTGAAATAATTGCAGCAGAGGCCACGCCCAAGACCATGCTGATGTCACGGATGGCCCCGCCTGCCTGCTGGTATGCGTCCTTGACTTCTTTGGCCTGTCTCTGGAGAGCGGCAAAGGATGTCATCTTCTGCTGTTCAGACATGAGGCGGTTGATGCGCTCTTGGGTGTCTGCGATCTGTTGGTTGATCTTTACCCGCTCTTCATCGGTGGCAGTCAAGGCAGCGGCTTTGGTCTTCATTTCGTCAAGCTGTTTGCTGGCCTTGGCGATCTTCAGAGAGTAATTGTCAGCAGCTTTCTCCCACTTGGACATGTCAGCTTGTCGCATAGACTTAGAGATGTTTTCAATGTCCTTTTCGACAGCCTTGAAGATTTTGCCAATGGAGTTGCCAAAGGCCGTGATCTCATCGACGGCGGGCTTTGCTTTTTGCTTGAAGTCGTCAAAGGCATCTTGAAGGGTTTGGCCCATGTCATTCAAGGCCTTGTCAATGCTCTTTACTGCGCCCATCACCTCTTGCAAGGCTTTGGTCAGATCAGAGGCACTGAGGCCCAATTCCCAGGTATATCTGTTTTCAGCCATGGGTCAAACTCCTTTCATTTCAAGATCGGTTCAAGCGCCTGCTTGAGTTGGCGGTATTGGTCTTTCACCAGGGGATTGGTGGGGCACTCCCTGAGTGATTGTGTGAGGTAGAGGTATGCTGTTTCGTATTGGCCCAATTTGAGCCAAATGTTTGCGATGCCAAAATAAGGCTTCCAGCCCAGGCTTGAGCGGTCGATGCGGGTGTTGGTCTTGAGCCCTTTCCAGGCAAAATCAGCGGCGGCTTCGTAGCAGGCAATGGCCTTGTACCACTCTTCTTTGGCTGTCCAGTAATGGGCAAGGACGTTCCAATAGTCAGGGGAAAGCTCGCAGCCTTCGGGGGCATTGTGGGCCACAGATTCAAAAGCGTCAGGCCCATGCAGTTGCAAGGTGAGCGTGAGCAGTTGCACCCATGCGGTAATCTCCCAAGCTGCGCTCTGATCGCCCAATAGTTCCAGGGCCTTTTTCACCACTTCCAGGGCCTTGGGGTTGTCGCCCATCACTGAGAGCGATTGTGCCAGGTTGAAATAGTGGAATGGGTTCTCAGGCTCATCAGCGATGCTTTGCTCAAGCAGGGCTTTGTTGCGCTCGGACTTGCCACGCTCTGCGACAATCTCAGGCAGATACCCCAAGTGCCAGATCGTTGCGTCCTGACACCAGCGGCGGGGTATGGCAAAGTCCTCAGAGTGGCTTGCAATCTGTTCATGGATGCGGCCCACAAATCTGAGAGCGGGGTTATTTGGGAATAGTCGAACGATGTAATGCTCTGTAGCAGTCTCTTTGTTGCCCTTGTCGGCATAGTTGCGGATCTTCAGTTCATAGGCCGCTTGGGGCTCACGGGCCATCAGTTCACGAATCACACCATGGGATTCAGCATCCAAGCGCTCATCGGCATCAAGGATCAGAATCCAGTCTCCTGTTGCCTGTTCGAGCGATTCATTGCGAGAGGCCGCGAAACTACCGGCCCACGAACGGGAGAGAACAGTGGCACCGGCAGTCTGGGCTATCTCTTGCGTGTCATCGGTGGATCCTGTGTCCACCACAATGACTTCATCAGCCAAACCCTGAACGCTATCAATCGCGCCCTTGATGTATTTGGCCTCATCTTTGGCGATCATGCAGACAGACAGTTTTAATCCCATCTGAGATCCCCTTTCTGCCACCCACGGCGCAATGTGCCGGGTTTGTGGGTTTCGGTGTTGACCTTGCCGATCGGTGTACGGTCGATCACCTCTTGCAGGAACTTGTCTTGAACATCCTCCATCAACCCCTCGATCTGCTCTTT